GTCTTTGTTGAAGCAACAGACTTAGGATCCAGATCGTTCATGCAACCTCAACAGTTTCAAGATCCTCAGCAAGATAGTCAAGAAGAATATCATAGTCATCCATAGGATCACCAGAGAATACTACACCCTGATTCTCATAAAACTTACGTACCTTTTTGAAAAGTTTCGGATTCTTCACATCCAGGTAGAAGTCACCATTCACTGCACAGCGAAGGGTCTGAAGATCTTTTTTGAACTTAGAAGAGATAGTCATTGTTTTGATTGATTACCTTGTTATTATAAGGTTTTGACTTGGGAAAGTCAAGATGGACAGTGCTAATTCTGTCCAATGCTCCTTGAGGGGATCGAACCCACCTTAGCCGAATTATGAGTTCGGTGCATTCACCAGATTGCTAAAGGAGCAATAGGGATACTGGGAGTTGAACCCAGACTAACCCGTTATAAGCAGGTCGCTCTAACCATTAAGCTATACCCCCTTGATTTTAGAACTCTATTTCAATCAAGAACCTTCTTCGTGATCTGTGTGGATTTTTATTATCTCATCTATATCCACATTTGCTTCTTGACATATACTAACCACCTCATTATAAGGAACCATTACTGCATTTCCATGTTCACTTGTAATGAGGAAAGATTCGCCACTTTCTACTCTATCCATTAGGTTATCAAAGTCTTCCTGAAATTCTTCTACTGTAAATGATTCCATTTAAGATGCTAGTGATTGAAGAGAGGTTTTCATTTCCTTGAGATAATTATAGAGTGGTTTGAACTGAAAGTCAACAGTGTCATTCATTTCTATAGAGATGTTGAAATCATCAGATCCCATCATTTCCTCATTTATCCATACATCATAGTATGACTTGAAATGATTTTGAACCAATGACATGTTTAACTTTGAAAGGAACTCACTCTGGTTCTCAAGATAATCTTGTTTTTTTGGATGATTTTTATGTATATAGTAATGTTCTCTAGAGAACCATTTCATATAATCAAAAATATTTTTTGATACTATATTCACTGGAACATCAAATCCTTTATTCCTATAAAAACAAAAATAATGCAATAGATGTTCTAAGTACACTGCATTATACTCAGCATAATGATTTGGAGTTGACTCATAATCCCATTCCATACCCTCATGAAATCCACATATGAAATGTGTAATATCATGTGACGCTTTAGTTGGAGGTGGTTTTTTATTAACCCTTACCTCAGTATTTCCCGATCTGTATGTAAGTTCACTGATAACCTTACCATAATTCCAAGACCAGGTTACTGACTTCAAAGGTTCCATAGTTATTGTTTAAAAGTCGGGGTGACAGGATTCGAACCTACGACTTCTGCTTCCCAAAAGCAGCGCTCTACCAAGCTGAGCTACACCCCGTTATTTGTTTCTATGTATATACATTATACCAGCAAAGGGAACAACTGTCAACCCCATTCCACATAGGAACAAGAAGAATTGATTGTTAGCTAGTTTCTCTACAATATGAAAAATCATTGTGGATATGCATGTGATAGACCCCACCTTATAAAGAGGGATATGGTTCCAAAGATAATAAATGTATTAATAGAAAGTCTAATCATATCCTATCATCCCAATTAGTATGTTCTGCATATTCTCTGTATAGTTTTCTAATTTGATTGTCAACCTCATTTAAATCGGATCTGGACAACTCACATCCCTGACTAATAAGATAATCACAAAATTCATAAATGTGTGGTGTAATTTCTGCTTTCATTCTAATAAATGAAGAAAGAAGAAATTGTCTCTTCTGCCATACTTCGTCCTTGATTCTCCAGTCATATCTGTTCATCAGAATCCTCCTCCATTTTTGAATCCGAGAATGTATCCAATGATAAGACCACACATAAATGCAATAAGCATATAAAGCATGTCTGAAACAAAATTAATAAATTCTATCCATTCTGTCGTCGTCATCTTCATCCTCATAGGTAGATGGTTCCTCAAATAATTCATCCATCTTTTGCTGCAAAACTCTTTGCTGTAACTCTGCTAAATCTTCTTCTGTAAACTTAACCACAAGCAATGGATCTCCTGCTTTAACGTCGTTGAGTTCTGGGTGCTTTACTTTTGGACTTTTAGAATACCCATAATGTGCATTCATAATCATCCAACCTTGAGCAATCATTGATATAGAGATCACCAATAACACAAACCAAGGAACTAAAAAAATTAGTTCAGAGTGATATTGAGCCATGGAAATACAGGAGGTATTACACCAATCAGTCTCAATAGACCTTCAGCAAATAATGCCAAAACTACCCAACCAACACACATACTAATAATAGAGGCATTACGATTGTGCCTACGAATTGCTTCTGCAATTGACACATCTATCATTGCCTGTACTTCTTCAGGAGTCATTACACTTTAAAATCAGTGTTACTACTATATACTAGTCTGCAGACCTTCAGTGTCAACCTATTGTTAGCAAACTATGATAGTGTTTAAGAGATTATTAAATTTGTAACTTATCTAAACGGAAGGTGGGAGAGTCGAACTCCCAAGGGCTTTAACACCTCAACTGTTTTCAAGACAGGTACCGTCGCCAATCGGTTTGACCTTCCAAGTTTTATCTAACTTCAAAGTCCATTTTACGAACTTTGCGTTGTCTTCTTGCCTCTTGCCAGGCAATGTCCTGAGATGTGAGAACATTTTTATTCTCTTCTCTCTTTACTGAGTTTAGCATAACAACATGAGATAAGTCAAGTGCTGTAATCTTATCTCCTGTAATTGTTGCCATATTTGGGCACCCACAACTAACTGTTTTAGTTGGATGTGCTACCAATTCTCTATTACAATCTTTGCATCTTATAGATACCATTTCTCATTCCTTTAAATACGATCTCAACATCCAGACAAATTTACCATGAGTTTCAATTAAATCTTGTGCAATATTTGATGTAGTATATTGCTTTGTTTTTTCTGATTCTTCTACAACTGATGTAAGAAGTTCAATCATCTTTTTATTGTCAGAAAGCAACTGAGAAACCATAGACTTATCAGTTGGGTTTGTAGATGCTTCCGGAATCTCAGAAGTTTCAACTACTCTATTGATTTGAGTAATTGCTTTCATTCTGAGATATCTCATATGCTCAGTCAATCTATCTAGCTCAGTTTGCATTGTAGTGTACTGATCACCAAATGCTTCATGGAGTTGGAAAAAATCAGAACCAACTACATTCCAATGATACACCCATGTCTTTTGCATTAAGCAGAAAAGACTTGTTTGTGTTTTATGTAATGACTGGTATAACTCTTCCATTATTTTTTTGAATTATTTATGATGGGAAATGTCGGATTCGAACCAACGACCGTCTGCGTGTAAAGCAGCTGCGCTACCACTGCGCCAATCTCCCATAATCATCATGCAATCTCACAATATCATCTTCATCACAATTTCCAATTTGGGTTTCAATAAAGACTAACCCCTCAGACTCAGAAGATGCCCTGTGAATAGATTTGCATGGTATACGCCAAAAGTCTTTAGGACTTAATTGATATACAGAACCATCAAGAACAAGTTTACCACTTCCTTCAACTACTGTCCAATACTCATCTCTATGATTGTGATATTGGAGTGAAAGTTGTTGATATGGATTGACTATTATTTTTTTTACTTTATAGTTTGGTTCATCCAAGAGAACTTCATAGGTTCCCCAAGGTCTCTCAAAGATCATATTCATTTTGTATCTCCACATTATGTATGGAGAACTCCCCCACCTGGACTCGAACCAGGAACATCAAAGTTAACAGCTTTGCGCTCTGCCAATTGAGCTATAGGGGAATGAGTTAACTATTCTTAAAATGCTCCAATTCAATCCAATTCAAAAGTGTCTGAAAAGCAGTAATAGATGCTTCAGTACAGTTATCTTTTTTGAGGTGCATGATATAAAACTCAAGTGCCTCAATCGCCATTTGTCTATCTGTTTGAGAAATTAATGACATGACTTCATTGAAAGAAATACTGAGAACCTAAGTTCCCAAGCGAAAGACGAGATTCGAACTCGCAACAACCTGCTTGGAAGGCAGGGACTCTACCGTTGAGTTACTTTCGCAATGGAGACAATTATAGAGTAATTGAGTATAATTGTCAACGGGTTAGGAGGGACTCGAACCCCCGACCAACAAATTAGAAGTTTGTGGCTCTATCCATCTGAGCTACTAACCCTTGTGTCACTAGACAATCATATCACAGAGATAATGAGTTGTCAAGTAGTCCTAACGAGACTTGAACTCGTGTCTTCACTGTGAAAGAGTGATGTCCTAACCACTAGACGATAGGACCATTGTGATTAGAAGACAATCATACCATAGAGGTATTGGATTGTCAAGTGGAGAATAGGAGACTCGAACTCCTGACAGCCTGCTTGCAAAGCAGGTGCTCTACCAACTGAGCTAATTCCCCAGATGGAGTAAGCGTAATATACCTCAAGGATATAACAGAGGCTTACCCTCTATCTACATCTGTCTGGGAATCGAACCCAGTTTCCAACTCCCTTGTCGGGGTGTCCTTACCAATAGACTACCAGATGATGTGGGAATGATCGGACTTCACCCAGAAGGCAAAGTCCTTAAGACCCTGCCAAACCATCCCCTTACGACGCTACGGAAGATACCCGTAGTAGAAGTTGGCATTACTGCCAAGAGCCCCCGATCTGATTTGAACAGACGACCAACGGTTTACAAAACCGTTGCTCTACCACTGAGCTACAAGGGCAATAGTCCCCATTGAGGACAAATAATTCAACTGAGACTTTGTTTGAATTACCTTGATATTATATAGTGTCTTTGAAAAACTGTCAAGTTTTTCATTCAAAGAAGGGGGAAGATATATTCCCCCCTTTAAAATTAAACTTCTACCGTGATCATTCGTTGAGCATAATCATAGGCATATGATGTACGAGCACCATGAATGCCCCAACCGATCCAACTGTACGCATAGTTCATGTAACGATCAATAGATTTTCCAGGAACTTTCATATTATCTTTGATTCGTTGCCACTGAACTTCATTTGTTAGATAACGAAGTTGCGTGTGAAGTGATGAAGGATTACCCTCATACTTCTTAGCAAAATCACCCAATCCATAATATCTGTTGGCAGATGTCCATTGAATCAGACCATAACCACGTCCGCAGTTATGATAACTGGTTCTACTACCACCTTCGCAAATATTAGGCACAAACATAGATTCTTGCTTAATATTGCCCATAATGGTAGCTAGGGCGTTTCTGTCAGTAATACCATAATCCTGGAAAAATGCCAGGGTCATGTTTTCATTCTCATTACACCCTTTACAAATTAGCCTTTTTACTTTTGGCTTTGGTAATGCAACCTCGCGGATTGCTGTCTTCTTTTCATCTACAAGATCAAATTCTTTGATAACAGAAAATGGTACTTTTTCAACTGGAGGGGGAGGTCCCTGCATCTTGTAGTTGACGAATGGCAGTGATGCCGTACTGGTTGTAACCGTTGCCAGAAGGGGCAGGGCTACAGTAAAGATGTTTTGCACTAAATTTAATTGAACTCTACATCCCAATAGAGAAAGGGGTATACCTTTTTCTCAAAAGGCAATCTCCTGGGCACAAATTTTCACTTCACATTCTCATAATGAAAGACCCACCTTTTGGGGGTGAGTCTTAGCATAATATCACATATTTATGGCCATCGTCAATGATCAATACTTACCTTCTGTGCAGTACTGAACTTTCTTGTTTGGATAATAAGGATACAAACCGTCTTGTGGTTTCATCCATCCGCAACCAATCAACCATTCTTTTGTCATAGGAGTTGGAGTAACTTGTTCCCATAGTGGTGCTTCGAGTATCATTTCAAGATACCTAGCAGTTGTATTCATTTGTTCTTCTGCCCAGTTAGCATCTGCTTCCCAAGGC